TTGAAATACTCTTCATACCCAGCACGAGCCGCGCCTAACGCGGCCACACGGAGGATGACATCTGACTCCTTCTCTCCTTTATGCCTAAGCTTACATAGGTCCTTATATACCTTCATTGGATCAATACCACTGTCTAGGATGTCCTTGAGTTTGCTCCTTTGCTTGCGGCATAGTGCTTCGTACTCCTTCATCTCTTTCTCGCGCTTTGACCAATTCACTTTAGATTTAAGGCTGTTTACTGATTTGGTGTATTGTGTTTTCATAATGTAATCCCTCTCATTTTACATATAGCTTGCAAGGCTTTGGACTTCTGGGCCTTCTTTAACTTCTGTGCTTTCTTCTTTGGCGCTCGCTTGCGGTTTAAATGATTTGTGTACGTTTTGACGTCTGGGTCTTCGCTAGGCAACATACCAGCGCTTTCAATGTCCTCTATTATGTCGTTTATGTGTTTCATTTATTTGATCCAATTAATGATTAATGCGATGGCAATGATCAATCCAGCCCCAACAGCGGAACCAATGACGAGGCATGCCGATTCGATTAGTTCTTCTTCTTCGTGTTTTGTGTATTTTTTCATTTTGCTTTCATAATTATGAATTAATTAATTTAAATGCATCTTCACTATCTAGGGCAACAAATCTGCCTCTCTTCGTGTACGGCTCACCGCTAGGTTTCTTAACGATCTTACAAAGTCCAAAGGACTCAGTGTTTTCATTAAATTTAATTTCAAATATTGTCCTGTAAGCAAAAAGCATGACTTTCCCTGCGTTATGCAATTCTTTCAATTCTGATTGTGTTAAATCTCCGTTTTCCATAGTGTTTAATTTGCCCTTAAAGGCTTTTGTATTGTTTATGTGATAGTTTATACCAGCTGTCACCCAGAAACCCGCTAGCAACCCTTTAAAGGTCACTAGCGGGCGAATGTGAGTTGTTGGTTTATGCGTTTTCCAATGTCTCAATCATTTCCTCTACCATAACGCCCCATTTTTCGCGATTGGCACGCACTTCCATAGCCTCCTCTAAGTCATCCTTGAGCGTCTCAAGCTCTTTACTCAAGCTTTCCATTTCTCGATTGTATGTGATCCAATAAGCCAGCAGAGTAAACCGATCAGACATTGCCTTAGCTTCGCCGAACCCGCCGCAGTCTTCGACCATTTGCTCGGCCCCGTCTCTTTCAATAGTGCTTGCGGCATGATAAAGCTGTTCAGCTTTCGCATAGTAAATGACATCCTCACTGCTGTCTGCGCTTTCGTGGCAATAGTCGGAAATATTGTCATGTCCTGATTGCAAGAAGTCGGAAACCTCTTCGCCGATGTTAATATTTAGGTCTTTGAGTAGTTCTAGTGTTTTCATAATAGTTTTATCCTTTGAGTTTTGTTTTAGTTTAAGCTGCGCTTCTGTTTAGTTAGAGGACAAGAAAGCATTTATTGCACTCCTAACTTCAATAATAGCTTGGTCGTCACTTTCAGCGGTAATATCAAATTTAAAAGGCAAGCCAACCGCTTCCCATGCCCAACTGTCTGAGTTAAAATTAATATCAAATGCTAGTCCTCTATATACGTTCATGATGTTTCTTTCTGTTTAGTTTAGTTAAAAGCAACGCGTTCCGTGCGTTGCTACATCGCCATAAGATCAGATCAATAAATTTGAGTCAAGCTTTCTTTAAAAGAATCTTCATTTATTTTTACCTTCCCCAAACTTTCCTCCAATTTTAACGCTTTTCCTTTTCTTCCTAACATCGGAAGGCCGTGCAATTCAGCCCACAGGATATGCACTCAGAATATGCACTCAGAATATATCCACCCGCCGCAATTTAAATTAAGTATCCGCGCGCTGCATTTTACTTTGACTGTTCAAACTGTAGACTTTGGCCAATCAAGCAACGGGGGGAGGGGAGTCAAAGTGGCTTGTCGGCTTAATTATTGTATATATCAAAACGCCCTCTAAAAAATTTAATTGTTAATGGGTTTTCTGCTATGGGTGTGGCTATTTGGTGTAACTCTAAGGGGGCCATGATACGTGGTCAGTCATCGGGTAAAAATACCTCTCTCTTATGGGTGCGCTTTTCGACATTAGGGTGGTAGCCTAATGTCGATTATTGAACTTAGGGTTTGACGTATTGAATAGTGGATGGTGTAGTGAATGAATGAAAAAAAGCTTATTAGATGGTGGTGTTGAATGGAAGTATAATTCAACTTGCGGTGATGGTGTTGCTCGTGTGTGGAGTGATATGAAGTTAAGTTTACGGGCTAAGGGCGTGTTTGCTTACATGGAGAGCAAGCCTAAGAATTGGAAGTTCAGTAGTGATAGGATAGCTGGGGATTCAAAGGATGGAAGGCGTGTGGTTTTGAATGCTTTGAATGAGTTGATTGATAATGGCTATGTGAGCAGGAGGAAGTCTGGGGATGGTAGAATGTTCTATGCGCTTAGTAGTGATCCGTATGTTGGTATAGAGCCTGAGATAGTGCGTAGTCCTTTTGAGGGAGCTAAGGTAAACATAGAGCATGAGAGTATGTATGATGGTGCGAATGATTACAAAAATGCTGATGGTAGTGTTGGTACGATTGGTGAGCTTAGTCCTATGCCTTCCTTTGATGAAGAAGACTTCATTTGCATTAATGATTGTGTCATTGAATTGAGGAGTAATGGGATGAGAGATAAGAAGGCTCGGATAATAGCTAATGAGTTCTGGAAGGCTTGCGACGAAGGAGGATTGGAACAGAACCAGAAGCGTTGGGAGAAGTGGAAGAAAGTGTATATGCCCATCCTAGACTTTAAAGTAGTTGACATGGATGCATGAGTTAGTTTAGGAATTAAAGAACAAACAAATATGGAAGAAGAAACATCTTTAAATTTAGTCAGTTCAATGCGTAGTGTGTTAGCTAGTATATTGGCTGACGAGCAGAACAACGCTGAGCATTTGGGTGCTTTGGTTCATAAGAAGCCGGAAAAGTGGATGTATGCTGCCAGTGAGTTAATGCAGGGTGCTAGCATACGTAGCTTAAAGATTAAGACAGGGATGAATCACAAGCAGATAAAGGCCATACAATCTGCTGTATTGTTTCATGATGAAGCAAAGGAGTTAAAGAAGCACATGGCTATGAATGCAGCTAGCGACATAGCGGATGCAGCTGAATTGAAGGGAAGGATACTGGACAACATTCTTAGCGATCCAGATAGAGTAAATGAGTTAGGTACGAGCGAGTATAAAGATTTGTCTGTTAGTCAGAAGCTTGATTCAGAGCGATTGGCTAGATTGATGGGTGAGAATGTACAGCGTATTGAAGTGAAGCATGTCACTACTCCTGACGAAGCTAGAGCCTTAATAGACAGCCTTCCTGAAGTTATGGAGGCTGAAACAATAGAATTAGAAAAAACATTATGAGTGAATGGCAACCAGCAGAAACGGCCCCGAAGGATCAACTGATATTAGGTAAGTTCTATATGCAGCCTGAGCCTTTGCTTATTTATTGGAATGAGCACGATGAGAAATGGTGTTATCCTAATCTACATGCAGCGCCAGTATCTAGGGACGATGGTGTGTTTCGTGATGTTTGGTTCGAGAGCGAGCTAGAGCATGATAAGTATTTGATTGGTTGGATGCACTTACCAGAAGTTGATTAATGCCAGCTTGGTCTAAACATCCCATGCTCCCCATACCATCTAGGGGACAACTAGAAGCTCTCCTAGAAAAGGAGGGTGCTCAAGCTGTGAGCAATGTATGGAAGAAGCGCGAGGAAGCTATAAAGCTTTCAAATGAAGATCCATTGAATTATGGATTTGAATTAGAGAGTTGGAAGAATGCTAGAGAAAGCTTGGAAGTTGTTGATAGTCTGATAGTTAGCGGTGGAAACAGGTCTGGAAAAACTGAGGGAGCAGCTAAGTTTGTAGTGGAGGCAGCGATGAATAACCCTGGAGCAGAAATAGTTTGCTTTGCTCAAGATGCCACAGCTTCAGTTCGCACACAGCAGCGAGCCATTTATCGCTATTTGCCACCAGAGTTTAAACAGAAGACAAAGAGCTCAGTGGCATATTTGAATTACTCACAGCAAAACGGATTCACTGGAGATCAGTTTATTTTACCTAATGGATCGGCCATTTACTTTCACATGTATTCCCAGTTCCAAGCAAATCGTGGAAAGTTTGAGGGGTTGGAGTTGGGTAGCTTAAATCCAAAAGTTACTAACATTGGCTTATGGTTAGATGAGTATTTGGATGATGGTGATTTGGTTAAAACAATGGTGTTTCGATTAGTTACTCGTGATGCTAAGATGATTATCTCTGCTACTCCAGTGAAGGGCTACACTCCATTCATTGGCTCTTATTTGAAGAATGCAGAGACAGTAAAGACTAGACCCGCTCCGCTTTTAAATGGAGAAGAAGTTCCATTGATTCAGCGCAACCATGAGCAGAACCTAGACATTGTTTACTTCCATTCAGACCAAAATCCCTTTGGTGGTTATGATCGTATTGCTAAAGAGTTGAAAGGAAAGCCGAGAGACTTCATCCTTACGCGAGCCTACGGAATCCCTGTGAAGTCAATGACTACGCTATTTCCTTTGTTCAATACGGCAGTTCATGTGACTAAGGAGAGAGTGAACGTAAGCAATCAAAAGCAATGGACATGTTATCAAGTAGTTGACCCTGCTGGTCGCAGGAACTACGTCTCTATATGGGCTGCTGTAAATGAGAAGGGGCATGTTCATGTGTTCAGAGAGTGGCCTGATATGGGCACATATGGGCCTTGGGCTGAGTCTGGCGACCCAAAGTGGAAGCATGGGCCAGCTTCAGATAAAATAGGGCATACAGTACAAGGGTACGTAAATTTATTTAGAGAGATTGAAGAAGAGCACAATGTTGATCCCTATGAGCGCATAGGAGACTCCCGTTATTTTGCTAGAGAGAATGCTGACAATTCAGATTTATTTGAAGAGTTTGCAAACAAGGGAATGTACTTCGTTCCTTCGGATGGTAGAGAAATTGAGATTGGTGTAAATGCACTAGACGAATGGTTTTGGTATAATGCAAATAATCCAGTGGATGCTTCCAATCGACCAATTATTACCATTGATGAAAGCTGCGGGAACTTAATACACGCTCTCATCAACTGGGGTCATGAAGGAAAAAAAGATGAAGCACTTAAAGACTTTGTAGACGCTCTCAGATATTTACGCCTCCACAATGGCGGCGATGGCCCAGATCACGTCAACTCAAGGTCAATGGAAACAACAAGAACAGGAAAAGGAGGATATTAACATGCCGAAAAAAAAATTAACAGAATTAGCAGAGGAACTAGGAATCACTTACGAAGAGGCTTCAGATCGCGTGTTTAAGTTCTTGGATGAAGATATGGTTTCTGGAACTGGAAAAGCTAGATGGATCTCAGAAGATGGACAGGTGTTGCTAGATGATAACACACCTATGCCCATTATGTATCGTGGATTAGTTTTATCTGCGCTTCCAAATCCATCTTTCGTTTCTGTAAAGATACGAGAGCTAGGGAAGAAGGTTCCAGTTCGCATTACTCGTAAGCTGGTGGGTGATGCTATGATTGGAAAGATGATCTACGTTCAAGCTACAACTAAGGACGACAAGCAGGAATTCAAGTGGATCAAGCCTCCAATAGTTTGATTGCAATGATATAATTTAAAAACATGGAAGATTTTCAAAAAGAACTAACTTACGTGAGCAAAGAACCAAGCGTAAGCTTATTGCGTTCTTCTTACTCTAAAACCATCACAGAGTTGGAATCGTATTTCCATCTATGCCGCACTAGCTACGATGATCGACGCAATTGGTGGCCAGGAAAGAGCCAAGACATGCGTAAACATGGGGCTGATGCTTTTCCGTGGGAAGGTGCAGCAGACATGGAAAGCCATGTTATTGATGAGCGCATTGGTCGACTTACGTCTCTAATGACTGCTGCTCTTAGTCGTGCTAATGTTCGTGGCTTCCCTGTTAATTCAGACGATGTAGCACGTTCAAAGGTAGTTTCTTCTTTCTTGAAATGGATGGTTAGCAGTCGCTACATTCCTCGCTTCTACAAGGAGATGGAACTAGCCTACAAGGAGATGGAACTAGCTGCTAACTACATGTGTGAGCGTGGCATTCTCATTACCTACGTGGGCTGGAACAGAGAAGATCGCTCTTATTTGCAGAAGCTGAGTCTTGAACAAATCTCTGAAATCAACCCTGAAGTTGGAGAAATGGTTATATCGGGTGATTCCGATGATGAATTAGTGGAAATGCTTCAAGGCTTGTTTAATGGTGTTACTCCTAAGCGAGCAAAGAAGGCACTCAAGCAGTTGCGTAAGACTGGAGCAGCAGAGCTTCCTATTGTCCGTAGACAAGTAGACGCACCAATGGTAAAGACTCTAGCTCCAGACTCAGAGTTTTTCTTCCCGTATTACGTCTCCGATCCACAACGTGCTCCGTATTGCTTCTACAAGACCTACTACACAGCTCAAGAGCTTGAAGGAAAAGTGATCACTGATGGATGGGATTCTGGCTGGGTAGACCATGTAATTGAAACGCTTTCTGGTGTCGATGTATCTAGTCTTGATCGTGAGAATAGCGGTCAGCGTAGTCATCGAATGACAAATCATGTGTCTACTGCAGATGATTTAATTGAAGTGATTCATTGCTATCAACGACTCATTGATGAAGAGGATGGAAGTGAAGGCATTTACGAAACCATCTTCCACAAGTCCTTTGACGGAGAGAGCAGTGATGTTCAAGGATATGCTAAATTTGAGCTAATGAATGGCTACGAGGAATATCCCGTAGTTGTTACGAAGTTGTCTGAGGACAATATGCGTCTGTACGATACGCAGACCATTCCGAGTATGTTAAGGGGCATACAAAACCAAGTAAAACTGGAAAGGGATAGTCGTATTGATCGTAATAGCATTAGCACTTTGCCACCAATGATGCACCCAGTTGGACAAGCTCCTACGGATTGGGGTCCGGGTCGTAAGATTCCGTATCGTCGTAAGGGTGATTTGGAATTTGGCCCTACGCCTCCTTACAATTCTGGCTCAGTGGAAATGGAACGCACAATGGAAGAACAAGCTGACCGATTGATTGGCTTGGATATTGAGAACCAGATTAGCCAGTTCAAACGTCAGTTCATTGTGGACAAGTTCTTGTACCACTGCTCTGAAGTATTGGCATTGGCATTTAAGAACTTTCAACGCTTCGGCCCAGACAGTCTATTCTTCCGTGTCTCTGGTGATATGCAGAAGTTTGATAAGGGTAGCCCAGATGACAACTTTGACATCATGATTAGCTACGACGTATTGAACTCTGATCCAGAAACACAACAGAAGAAGATAGAGCAGATGGTTCAACTCACTCTGTTAGATCGCAATGGAAAGATTGATATTGATGAGTTGCTCACTATGGCTGCTAATTCGATTGACCCACTAATGGCTGATCGCGTACTACAACCTTCAGAGCAGGCTCAGGAGCAAGTGGTCAAGCAAGTCACTGATGATCTAGCTAAAATCTTTGCAGGGATTGAAATGCCTGCTCGTCCAAATGGTGCTCAAATTGCAATGCAAGTCATTCAACAATACGCACAACAACCAGACGTAGCTCAACGCTTGCAGGGTGATGAAGCCTTTTCTGCACGTCTTGAGAAGTATGCAGGCCAATACACGTTCCAGCTACAGCAAGCACAGAACGCACAGATTGGTCGTGTAGGCACAGCCCCCGCACAAATGGGAGAAGTTCAAACTCAAAATATACAACAATGACATTAGACGAAGCAACTAAAGCCCTTTCAATGCACCAGTCTTTCGCTAGCTTCATGAAAGAAGTGAGCGAGCTACGAGAAGAAAACATTCGTGCAATGTTTGAAGCTAGCACAGATCAAATTCAACAAATCTCAGGAATGGTCTTAGCTTATGACCAACTCCTTTCAATGGCAGATTGGCCTAAGTTGCAAAAGCAACATGGGGCAAGCTTGCAATAGGTGGTAATATATAACAATCGGAAGCGCTAACCGAAAAATAGCGGTAATATTATGTTAAATGAAATCCAAACAGCTAACGTCGAGGCTGAACCAAGTTCGATGGTAAAAACCAACACATCAATTCTTGATTTTGCTACTGCAAGAGCCCGTCAACTGGGCGCAGAAATTCCAGAGCAAGAGCAAGAGCAAAGTGTTCCAGAAGAAGTTACAGAGTCTGAGCAAGAAGTTCCTGAATTTGAGAGTGACGGAATGGAAGGTGGAGATGAAGTAACTACAGAAGATAATGTTCTTTCTAAAAATTTAGATGACTATTCAGAGGAAGAGCTTCGAGAACTGTCAGAAAAGCTTGGAAGTCGAGCAGTGGCACGTTTTGGTGAATTAACAGCAAAGCGTAAAGCAGCAGAAGAAAAGCTAGCACAACTTGAAGCAAGTCTGAATCAAAAGAATGAAGATCCATTGGAGCGTAAAAGCGTAACAAAGGATAATCCATACAAAGACATTGATAGCATTGAAGGCTTGCAAGATAAAGCACAAGAAGCTAACAGCATCATTGAATGGGCTGAAGACATTCTTTTCAACTCAGATGAATATTCAGCAAGTGATGTAGTAGTAGAAGTGGAAGGCAAAGAGCTAACTAAAGCGGAAGTCCGTAATAGTTTGAAGAATGCACGTAAGAGCCGCGATTTACTATTACCAGAGCAATTGAAAGTGATTCAAGCTCGCCAACATGGTGAGCAGATGAAGGAAGCTTTTAAGGCTCGCGCTAATGAAGAGCTCCCTTGGATGGCAGGAGAAGATAACGATACTCGTAAGCATTACGAAGCTATGGTTACTGATCCACGGTTTGAACAATTGAGCAAAAACCTAGAGCCAGACATTGCCGCACAGCTGCCTTACATTTTGGCACACGCAGCAAACAGTCTCTACGGTAAAAAGGAAGTACAACAAAAAGCGTCTCCTCGGTTAACGCCTCCGAACTCTTCCTTTTCCAATGCCGCTCAATCTTCAAGACCAGCAGCTAAATCAGATAAAGCAATTAAAGAAATGGAAAGTCGCTTCAAGCAATCTGGTGACAAAAAGGATTTCATTACTCTCAGAACCTTACAACTATCTAACAAAAAATAAAAATTCAATAATTACATATCATGGCGTTTTCAGGAACATTCAATACAACTAATCCAGGCGGCGCGGTTTCTAACCGTGAAAGCCTTTCGGACGTACTTACCATCCTTGCACCAGAAGAGACACCAGTTCTTTCTTCTGCTAATCGCAAGAAAGCCGGTGCCACCTATGAAGAGTGGACAGTAGATGCACTTAGTGCTCCCTCTACTACAGGTATTGATGAAGGTGCAGACGTTACTACATTCACTGACCAATTCTCAGGTCGTGCTCGTCTCGGTAACTACGTACAGAAGTTCCGCCGTAACTATCGCGTTTCTGATTTACAGGAAGCGGTTCAATCGGTTGGTCCTGCTAGTATTGCAGAAGCTGAGTCCAAAGCATTGCGCGAACTAAAGCGCGACATCGAAGCAACTCTTTGCTCCACTAATGATCGTGCTGCTGAAGATGGTGCTGGTCAGCCTTATCAACTCCGTGGCCTTGGCGACTGGATTGATTCTGCTGGTCCTACAGATGTCCCAGCAGGCTTCCGCACTCCAGCAGGTAGCATTCATTCTTCTGGTGCATTCTCGGAAGAAACTCTAAATGACTTGATTACTTCTGTGTATCGCGTTACTGGTTCCACTAACAACCTCACCTTGTTTGCTGATACAGCACTACGCCGTGAGATTAGTGACTTCTCTCGCACTTCTGCTGCTGCTGATGCAACTGTACGTAATGTAAATTACGACGGCAACTCGGCTCAGTTGAAACTGTCCGTTGAGTTGTACCAGTCTGATCACGGTATTGTTTCAATCGTCAATCTTAACCCAGATTGCGCTCCTGACACAGTTAACAAAGACACAGGTTACTTGATCAACCCAGACTACTACGGCATCCATGAGTTGATTCCAACTGGTTCAACTCGTCTTGAGAATCAAGGTGGTGGTGAGCGTGGTTATGTGGACTGCACATTGACACTTGGTGTGTACCACCCTGGTGCTCACGGCAAGATTACAGCAATTGCTTAATTGACTTAGGGAGGCTGGGAATGTAAATATCCTAGCCTCCCTTTCTTTTTTTTATATATTATGCAAATCATAAACAAACCAAGTCATGTAACAGATGAAGAAATTGATCGCCAACTAATGGCTCATTTCCAAGCTGCATTAAAAGAAGAAGAAGCAACAGAGCACTTGCGCGTAGCACAGGCAAGAAAAGAAGCTCAACAACAAGTGGGTAAGACCCATCCAACTTTAGGTAAATGCGTAGCCTCCATTCCACCCCGTGAGTATTTCCGTTTGATTAAGAAATACGGACACGCTGAGGTGCATTCAAAAAACTTCCTTCAATATTTCCAAAAGAAGTTCTCGGAATTGTCTCCGAATAAAATCTAGCCAATGCAAAGTAAAACCTACACGGATTTATACAACCTCATTACAGCACTGTCTGGGGCAGGTTCATTTACAACTGAGGAACAAGCTAACATTCTACAGTTTGTAAATCGTCGTGCATTTGAGGCTTACCAGACTAGCCAAATGTGGCCACGATTCTTAGTGATAGGAGAGCAGCGAGACATTGGAGCTAATCAAACCATCCCATATTCTGAAACAGGTAAGGATGACATTGCTGAGTTTATTAGAATCCACAGGAGCCAGCCTTTTAATCGGAATTCAGTATGTGAGTTTAATTTCTATGTAGATGCAAATGGTGCTCATTTAATTAATTTAAGTACCGAAGATTCTGTGTCAGCGTATGTGACTTATAAGAAACAGATGCCGACTTACACGGCAGTAAGTACAGACGTGCCACTTGAGTTCTTTTATTTTATAGCACACGCAGCCTTCTCTGACTTTCTATTGATGGATGGTCAGAATGAAAAAGCTAAAGTAGAAGATATGTACGCTAGGAATTATCTAATGTTTGAGCTAGAGAAGGTAGATGTCATATCAAATAACAATTCAATTAACAATAAAATGAGCACTTACGTAAACCGCCAAAGCCGCTCGTACTAGACAATCAACGTATAATATATATCATGAGTAAATCACGTAATAACGCCCTAGAGTTTTCAACAGTCGGCTCAGAGGTTTTGGAATCAACAGACGCAGTTACAGGTAAACGATACGGAGCATTACAAATTATCAATGACGCCACATTCAGTGCTTTAACTGCTGGAAACGTTACAGATACAAGTAAGCTAATTGGGCAAACCATTCCTGCGGGCATGGTAATTTATGGTGAGTTTAGTGCTGTAACAGTAAGTTCGGGTCTAGTAATGGCTCACAAATACTAGATAATGAAACTTAGTTTAAAAAATTCATTAAGCGACAGAGAGACAGCTAGCTTTCCTCCTGCTACGCAGTTTTATTACTTTCAACCAACCCTTTCATTTTTGTATAGCCGTCCAGATGGATCTTCGCTGTATATTAGACCTTAACATAAAACAGTATGCCAAATTTTACAGTATCAACACCAATTGACACATTCATGCAATCCGCAAATAAGGCGGAGATGCTGGAAAACACAGGGGCCGCAGCAGCCGACGCACGGCGGGAGTTTGCGGGCGGGGTGGTTGCGAGTCGTACTGGTTCAGCAACTTGGCTATTTGAGGATTGGCCACAGCCTGCGCTTGGTACTTCTGATTTTAGTTTTAGCTGGGAGGGTGCGACTGTTGATACGGCTACCAACACTAAAACTTTACTAAATGCCGCCAATGGCACTGCTGGGTTTGGCATTCGATTGGATCGCGATTCGGGGTCTGGATATGATGCGGGATCTGTTAATTTTTATATCGGAGCTACATCATTCGTGATCGACTACGGTTCTGACATATTTGAGTCATTGGCTCAATGGACGCTGGCATGCGACCGCAGCGCAAACGCTGTATTATACCGTAACGGCGTGTCGGTAGGATTGGTGGACATTAGCGCAGAGGTTGCGACATCATTGGATACTACTTTATATGACATCGGAATACGTCAAAATACAGGATACAAATTGCAGTCGATCACCCCATTCAACACAGCCCTCACCACAGCACAGGCGCTGTCACTCTACGAGCTAGGGGCGCAGGGGTTCTTGGCGGAGAATAAGGCGCTGGCTTGGGGTGGTGTCGTTAGCGGGAAGAGTGTCAGCTTCTCCAACTCCACAGACGGTGGCACGGCGAGTGTAAATAAATTTGATTTTGTAACAACAGCGGCTAACGGTTTGCAAAACGTAGTTGTGACACCAAGTAATAAAACATTCAGAGTCGGTTCTACTTTTAGAGTATCGCTTACCAATGTAGTGTTACCTGTTAGCGGCGAGGCCAGAATGAGAATCAACCTTGTAGGTGTTGATGTGAGTAATATCGTGGTGGTCACGGGGGATGGTGATTACGAACTGGTTACGACGGCTGACAGCGGAAACGGCGGTTGGGGTGTCAGATTGAGTGTAACGGAGTCGGGTGTCTCTTTCGCCGCTGACGTTGAAATCGAACAACTCGGCGCACTAGCCCACCTACCACTAACCGACGACTGCCGTCAGCTCAAGGACATCGGGCCGAACCGCTACGATGCCACAGCCTCGGCCACAGGCGTAACGCATATGAAACAGGCAGAGCGCCACAGCTTCCGTGACGACAACGCCACTGGAACAGGCAGCCCGTATCTAGTCGCAGCCGCTGACATCCTAGCAGCTAATGAAGTGGTAACGGGTGTGATTGTGGATGGAGATTACTACTCAGCCACAGGCACGCAGACGGACGCTTATCGCCGCATCCAACTGGTCATTAACGGATCTCACATTCTGGTTCGCAGGTCCAATGGAACATTGGTGGATACCATCGCTACCACCAGTCCTGCTAGCACTACAGCCTTCTCAATCACAGTTCTAACCAGCCGCTACTAATATGTACACTCTATCTAATATCTCAGCCGAGGGTTTCTACTTTCGCAAATCAAACTGCGAATGGGTGGTTGCTCTGCCCGATCCATTACCCATGGATGCCGTGGTTACAGAAGTGGACTTAGAGTCACTCAGCCTTACGTATGAGGTTGAGAGCGACCCGACTACCATCGTTTACACCCAGACTCAGATTGACGCAGCACTAGTCTCCATTACATGAAGATTGTTGGAATAGTTCTGCTAGCATTCACCATCACCTTTCTGGCTTGGTCGTGGAATTTTAAGAGCACTGGGTTGGAAATCATCCCGAATAGCGACCAAGTCTCTGCATGGTACGCAGCAATGCAGTATCAATATGAGCACGATTTGCCATCCATTGAGTACTCAGTGATCGAGACGACAGGCGCGAGTAACAACTGGCTCGGCACACCGATCAACGGTTACGTGGTTGTCTGGAATCATGCTACTTACGACGACCTGCGGAAAAACATGTTTGTTATTTATCGCTGGCCAGACGGCAGGCTTATCAATCACAGGCTGCGAGTTAAGACTGCTGATGGTTGGATTGCAGAGGGTGACGGAAACCGTAACGCTGATCCAATCTTAGTTACCAAGAATAATTTAGTAGGGATAGTCCTACACAAAAAAGTATATAGCTATTAATATGAATACCATTCAACGCAAACAATATAAGGCAAAAAAGAAAGTCGTGCCAATTAAAAAGAAGGTTATTAAGGTTACGCAAAAGAAGCCTAAGATTAAAAAGAAGTGCAAGTAAGAAAATTAAAATGGACTCCGAAAAAATAGTCTCAATATCACTTGGTCTACTTTGGGTAGTTGGACTAGCTGGTGGATACATTGTGCATAGTGCTACTCAAGATGTAAGCGAGCTAATGCAAAAGGTTCCAGTGCTTGAACGTCGAGCGAATGATGCTGAAAATAAATCAAAGTACTTAGAGTCTAAACTAGATAACGAGCAAGAGGGAATCGCTAAAGTTTTAGAGTCTATGCAAAAATTGTTGAGCAACCATGAGTCTCAGCTTGCAGTAATAGAGCAAAGGATTTCTAGGAGTGAGGTTGAGCGCAAGGAGTTGTCTGTTGACGTAAAAGACTTACTTAGAGTTTCTTACGCAATGGATGCAAAATTAAACACATTTGAAATAGCTGAATGATACAATTAATAGCAGA